AATACTTATGACAGCACTTATTATCAAGTTATAGTTTAACCAAGGAGGAATAAATGAAAATAGTATGTAAAGTAAGAGCTCAAGAAAATTTCTGGCACAAGGTACAGCTAGTACATCTAAAAGTAGCTCTAAAAGAGGAAATAATTATAGACCGTGCGCAAGAAAAATACTTCCGCGACCTCTGGAATAAAACACATCGCCTGAGTCCACTGGAATCCTTGGGTAACGTGGTTGTCAACAGGAGGGCAGCCGAAAAAGAACTAAAAGAAATTAACGATCAATTCAATAAAACTAACGAAGAGTAAATATAAGGACGCTTTTTAGCGCGAGGCAAGAAAATGAAGAAGTTAAGGGCAGGACACAAGACAAGGTTGTGGTAAAGCAACAGGAATTATCGATGTATAAATACCACCATTTGTGGGCATGTAAATAATAAGGGGTGCAATTATGAGAATTATAGTAGTTATGTTACTGTTATTGTTGACAGGGTGTGGGATCGTAGGGGATAAGTCAGTCAAAAGAGATAAGATGCTCGACCCAAACATTCAGTTCATTGGCGAGGCAAGCGCATACAATCAAGGACTATCCAATAAAGTACAGCCTGCTTTTGGTGGGGATCATATTATTGAGGTATCAACAATTAACGAGGGAGATTATCTCTCTTTGTTTTGTGATGTTGGGGCTAAGGGGAATCTTAATTATGGTTATACAACTAATAATAGAGATTTTTATGTTGATGGCATGGCCTCAATGGATAGACGATTTAGTTATATTTTCAAACATAATAGCATTTACTACATGGCCTATTGTGCTGAAGGTTCAGGCATGGATATATTTCTAATGAAATCTATTGACTCGGTTAATTGGGAATACTTGAACGAAGGCAATCCAATATTAACTAAGAGTGAGGATATTAACTCTATATACTATTATCTTTGGAATGTAGCGATCACTATTGATAATAATGATGTATGGCACTTGTTCGTTGAATCTGCTCCAAAAGTAATCAATAATTATAATCTCTTACAAGGTGGCGTGGGTCTTGCGTATTCAACTGCTACTTTATCAGGTGATTTAATAGAATTTGATACCAACAGACAAGCTTCTCAATTAGTACCATTTGGCGGTAATCCCTGGGCGGAATATAAAGATGGTAAGATTGAATTGATTTATGGTTCTACAGAAAGGGGCCACTGGTCAATCAAGGCGGGTATATTTGATATGACAACATTTACAGAATCAGACTTTGAGATATATGAACCTGGTGTACATATCTGCGATCCACACTTAGTTGAAACTACTGATGGTAGAAAAATGCTAAGCTATAGTTATGCTCAATTATATACATTCTTTGCATACAAGGAGAACTAATGAAACCATCAACACAATCGAAACAGAATATGCCAGTTATTGCCAAGGCTAAGGGAAAATATTGCTGGAATAAATATGGTAAGAAATACAAAGACTTCACTGGCGCAAACTTAACCACCGTACTTGGGTACAGGCAATCAAAAGCAACTGTCCCTAACCTGCCAGGCGTATCGATAACTGAGCAAGAACTAACTAAGTTGCTATCGTCATACACAGGGACTAAGCACATGAGATACTTTAAGAATGGTCACAACGCTGTAGACTGTGCTGTTAGATTAGCGATTCACCTCGCAAGAAACAGAGACAGCGATGTTGAAATACATTTCATGGGCTATCATGGTACTGGTGATGCCTACATGGAAACAACAGACAATGACAACGGAACAAACTTTAGTAACGACTTTATTAATAGCTATCAATTAAAGCCAGGAGAAAAACCTTCTTGTGGAGCAACAGATATCCTAGTATTTGAATCACGGTATGCAGAATACGCAGACAAGATAGATGCAAAGATAAAGATATGTGACACCCTAAAGGATGGGATCAGAGCTCTGTATGATGGAGTGGATTATGGGGTAGCAAAAACACCACCATTCATAACAGACAAATATTATAACAGGGTAAGGAATAATTATGACTTCACTCTCTATGGTAAATCAATAGCCAATGGCACATCAATAGCAGTAATGACAGGTAAAGACGAACGCATGGAAAGAATAGACGAGATATATTATTCTACTACTTTTGGCTGTAACCAAGATGCTATGGTGGAGTGCATAAGAACAATAAAAGATTTTGAGAAAGTAAAAGACAAATACTTTGATCTATATAACTACGCTAAAGAAGTTCTTCCTGAGTGGCAGTCGCTAACAACGGATCAAATCAAGGCATTTCAAAAAGAGGGTATATTATTCAACGGATACTGGAGCATCCATATTAAACACACAAAGAAAGATATTGATTTCTTATCCAGACTGTGCAATAATATACTATCTTAGTTAAGAGGGGTGTGGCTTGACTGAACTAGAAAATAAAACGTGGTTAGTGACGGGTGGCTCAGGCTTCCTTGGAAACCAGCTAACAAAAGATATCCTAGATAAACATAATCCAAAAGAAATAAGAATACTGTCACGCAGTGAAGCTAGACAGGCAGAAATGAAGCGCTCGTTTAAAGATGATAGGCTCAGGTTTATTATCGGTGATGTATCAGATGACAGAAGCGTTAACAAAGCACTGCGCGGTGTAGACGTTTGTATTCATGCGGCCGCAATGAAGAGAATTGATACATGTGAAGAGAATCCAATTGAGTCAGTAAAAGTAAATGTAAAAGGTACGATTAATATTATCGAGTCCGCACTGCATCACAACATAGAGTGTCTACTATTTACCTCTACCGACAAAGCGCCAAAAGCAGAGACAACTTACGGAGCAGGGAAGTATCTAGCTGAAAGGTTAATGCGGAACGCATACCAAGAAAAGGGCGATAGGCAAACACAATTTAAAACAACACGCTATGGTAATGTCTGGAACTCTACAGGCTCTGTCGCAAAGATATGGGATAAACAATACGAAGACAAAAAGCCACTAACCGTAACCAGCAAAGAAATGACTAGATTCTTTATGAGTGTTGGTGATGCAAGTAAATTAGTTTTAGATACTATAGAATCAGGCGAAGAGAATACAGAGCATAGCCTACCAATGAAGTCTGTAAACGTGTATGACTTTTGTAAACACTTATATCCTAATCAAGAGATAGAGGTAACAGGATTACGCCACGCTGAAAAGATACACGAGGATTTATACGATGGCTACAACAGTGCGGATGTAGAGATAGCGCCCAGGAAAATGATGGAGTTATTAGCACTATGACACAGATTGTCTTAGACATGTCAGCAAACACAACAAAGAATGACAACGCTTATCTAAAGCGTATGCTTGATGAACTCAGGGCAGTGGACACGGGCAAGCATGAGATAATAATTAAGGCCCAGTTGTTTATGAGTGCAGGGCAAAACATAAGAATGACTGCATCTCATTTTGATTGCATGTATAAATATGCACAGGCGCTTGGTTATAAATGCACAGCTAGTGTGTTTGACAAAAGGTCACTTAATACTTTGCTTGACTATGATATCCCGTTTGTGAAGATAGCGAACGATAAAGAGAAAAGACTACTTATAGGAGATATCCCAAGAAAATACCGAGTATACTTTAGTTATACTGAGAACAAACCTATTCCATATCTTGATGCAAACGTACATGAAATGTTTTGTATATCAGAATATCCTGCAGACATAGATAAATATCTAAACAATTCTGGATATTTTACAGGCTCTAAAATATCAGACCACACTATAGGAACTGAGTTGTTTAAATATGGCGGTATAGAAGTATGGGAAAAACACTACAAACTTAAAGACAGCACTGGTCTAGATGCTGGTAGCTGGGCGATAACTCCTGAAGAATTAGCAGAGATACTTTGATGGCATTGTATGAATTTAAATACGAGTGTGGTAAGTTGGAAGGTATGATATGTAAATATTCAGAGAAAAGAACGCCAAAGTGTAAGTGTGGCAAACAGATGCAGGAAATAAGCGGTATGCCTAGCGTAAACCCAGGATGTTTAAATGGAGTTAATATAGCAACATGATAAGAGTAGTTAAAAAATCAGACTTAGAACTTATAAGAAAAATACGGAATAAGTGGCACCACTTAGGATTATTCAGGCAGGACCATAACATATCAAAAAAAGAACAGCTTAAATGGTACGAGGAAAACAAAGATAATCCCGGATATATAATAAACGACAGAGCCTATGGTAAGATATATAGTGACAATGAAATAGCTTTCTTTGGCTTTGACGAGTGGGAAGTGAATGATTTACAAGAACTAATCAACAGCTTAAATCCGGTACTCCTCTACGGAGAGTGCTACCAGAACAATCAGTTCTTAACAATGTGGCTAGATGCAGGGTTTAAAGTAACAGGACACCAGAAGAACAGGAAGTATTGGGACGGTAGAATGTGGGATTCACTGCTATTAACATGGAGCAGAAATGATATTTCTTAGAGACAAACACTGTTTACTACTACAGCTACAGGACCACTTTAAAGATAAGATTACAGACAATCTACTAGAAGCCAAGGTTCTTGTTACATGGTCAGACATACCACAGACAGAAAAGGACCAAGTTATATTAGCTAAAGAAATGGGCATTAAAACAGTAGTGGTTCAGCACGGCAGAAACGCCACTATAAACTATGACCCTGAGTATCAAGATATAGCAACCGGGCAAGAGAAGTATGACTTTATCGGTGATAAGTTCCTAGTATGGGGCGAAGCTGACAGGGAAAGATTATTAAGAGGAGGTGTGGCAGATGAAAAGATTACTATCATTGGATGTCCTCTCATTCCTTGCGTGTTACCTGATAAGAAAAATGAAGGGGCCATCATCTTCATTACACACCACGACCATTCAAGAGAAGATGCACGATTTGCAAACGAAGAGATACACAAAACGCTCTATGAAAAATACGGTGGAGAAACATTTGCCTACACCATAGATGACAAGATAAAGACCATAGCTAAGTATGTAATGGTAGTTAGCCCACAGATGGACAATGAGGATATCCTAAAACCACTAGAGAAACCGTTTGGAACAATGAGGATTGATTCTGAGGAACGGCAAGCATGGTCCAAGATGATGAGCGCACTAATGAGAGCTAAGTGTGTGGTATCACCAACAGGTGGCTCGTTTGAAGGATTAGCTCATGCTATGGATGTCCCTGTGTTGAGGGTAGATGTAGACTTTGGTTATCGTGACGCAGAAGGTGAGAATTTCACAGCAGATCAAAAAGGCTCTAAAGTAATTAACCTTGATAAACTGATAGAAGAAATTGAAAGCCTAGACGCTGCTGATTTAAAAGAAGAAAGAAGAGAAATTGCAGTTAACGAAATGGGTGTAGATTATTTGCCTAGTAAACTTATACAGGAGATAGAATGTTATTTATAGTGCAGGCTAGACAAGGTAGTGAAAGATTCCCTAATAAATGTTTTGAGGAAATAAACGGAGAGTATGTCATAGAGCTGCTTAACCGTAGAATAAAGCAGTCAGACTATTATGATGATAATATAATTTACGTTGTACCACCACAGGACACAACGCTTAGAAACTATCTTGAACAAGAGGGGATAGAGTATGTACATAGCTCAGATGAAGATGTATGGATAGGATATGCTAACGCCCTAAACACGTATGATACAGACATAGCAGTACGAGTAACAGCAGACAGCCCAATGATAGATATAAACAAAATGGACCAGAGCATAAAGTTAATGGAGAAGGGCTATGAATATGTCACAGATGAAATAGGAACGCTCGGCACAATTGTAGAGTGCTTTAAACCAGATTCATTTATTAAACACTTCCCTGAAACCAAAGCAGATAGAATGAATGTCACTCCTGCAATTAGAAGGAAGTCACAGAATAAGCTAATTAAGTCTTTAATGGTAGACTACCCAGAGGCAATAAGACACATTGAGGGGCATATCAATGGTTAAAGTATGTATCATGCAACCAACGTTCCTTCCCTACTACGGGTACTTTAAACTCATGCAAGAGGCAGATATAGTTGTATTCTTAGATAACGTACAGTTCAGTAAACAGTCATGGCAACAGAGAAACAAAGTATTAGTGAACGGTGTCGAGCAATGGTTAACACTGCCAGTTAAGCAGAAGATGGGGCAGTTGATAAAAGATGTTGAGATAGCAGACAAGGATAAGCTAGATAAAATAATATCAACAGTAGCCACGAGTTTTAAGTATGTGTTGCAACCAGTCACTACAGAGAACATGGCTAGGATAAACAGGATATGGATTGAACAGCTAGCAAAGAAGCTAGGAATAAAGGCAGCGTATTATTCAGCCAATTCACTAGACACAAGTGATATACTAGAGATATGTAAAAAACTAGGAGCAACGGAATATATCTCCACTGGTGGAAGTAGGGTATACTTTGACGATAACCTAGAGAATAAGTTTCTATGCTCTCGGATAACGGTCGCATTTAGAGACTTTGAGCCAGACTATAGTATAGTGCAGTATTTAGATGATAAAGAATATCTAAAGGGAAAGGGGTTAATATGAATTGGAAGGGCAAGGGTGGCGATAAGTACACAGAAAGAAACTCTCCTGATATAGACAAGAGGGCTAAATGGTTTGATAAGATACTGCCGAAAAACATCTTTGATGTTCATGAAATAGGGTGTAATAAGGGACACAATCTGGTAGCCATAAAAAAAACAAGGAATGTTAACATATCTGGCTGTGACCTTAATGAAAAAGCAGAAAGAATTGCTATGTCTAACGGTGTTTATATTATGACCCCTGTAGACGCTGATTTAATACTGGCATCAGGTGTATTAATGCACCAACACCCACTAGAGTTAGACACAATGTTTACAGAGCTAGAAGATGCGACTAAATATATCCTAATGATTGAACACAAAGAAGATTCGATCAGAACAATAAACACACGCTGGTATAAAAATGCGATGTGGGTTATGGACTTCGGGAAAGAGTTCTTAGACAGACACCCTAGCTGGAAGTGTATCAAAAAGGGCTGGGTAAACGGCAAGAAACCTAAAGAGCTAGACTACACTAAACCACTAACAGATACGAAGACAGGATTTCATGAGACAGACTACTACTGGCTATTAAAGAGGAAGTAAATGCAGAAATACACAGGGGGCGGAGATAAACTATGGTCACTCAATGAAGATGACCCCTCTCTATGCGGAATAAACGACCTAACCTATGATTCGGTAGAACAAATAGGAGATGGTGTTAAGAAGGACTTGTTCGAGATATTAATAAAAGGCGCTGCATTTAAACTAGCAACAGATGATAAGATAACTGAACAAGAACGGGATATATTGCTATTTGCTATGGGTATAGATGAATACTACCCAAGGAAAGAAGCAAAGGAACAGGCTAAGTTTTACAAGATAAGCAACTTAAAGGTTAGGACAATAAGATATCAAGTAGCACAAAAGGTGCTAAAGGAGATACAAGGTGAATAACTACTGGGAAGATAACACCGTAACGCTAGGCTGGAAAGACTTTAAAGATGACCGGCATGGAGACGTAACAGAAATAACTAACACTATCATAGAACTCCTACCATCTCTAGAGAAAGACTCTCTCATTGTAGAGGTAGGCTGTGGACAAGGTAGGAACCTGGCTAAACTAGAATCATTAGGATACACCAACTTAATAGGCATAGAGATAAACAAAGAGAACATAGAACAAATAAACACAGACTATCCAGACCATAAGTTCAAGACACTCAATAGAGACGCTTACCTGGCTCTGTTAGATATTCACGCTAAACTAATCATTACTGCATCATCTGCATATCTAATGGACAAGTCCACAATAAGCCTAATACAAACAAGTTGTGACTACTACATAGCAGTAGAACCAACAACAAAGACTCACTTTACGCCATACGATACTAAATACAATCACTATAACTATAAACAAATACTAGACAAAATGGTATATATTAGAGGAGTAGACTGCAAGTGGGACAACTACCAAGGCCACCTATTCTGTAAAAAGGAGTGCGTAACATGCCGACTAAACTAACGGCTAAACAAGAAAAGTTCTGCCAAGAGCTAGTAAAAGGCGCAACACAAACAGACGCATATAAAGCAGCGTATAATGCAAAAAACATGCAACCAGAAGTTATTCACGTAGAGGCTTGTACACTAGCTAAGGACCATAAGATAGCCATAAGGATAGAAGAGCTAAAGAAACCCATACAGAAGAAATTTACCAAGACTGTCACTGATCTACTACAGGAGATTGAAGACCTTAAAGAAGATGACGATAAGAAACTAAGCCTAGACTGCATTAAAGAACAAGGCAAGATGCTAGGGTACTATGTTAACAAGATAGAAACCAAGATAGAGATATCTGACATGAGCAAGATACTGGATAGCATGGAAGATGGACCCAAGAATACTTGATAAACGGTGGAGGATTAACCACCTATACAAGATAATAGATAAACACGGTAATCTTATAACGTTCAAGTGTAACGATGAGCAGACATACCTATTCAACAAGTACCAGAAACACAAACAAGAGAACCAGGTAACAGGGCTAAGAGAGCAGAACCTAAAGGCCCGACAGATTGGGTTCACTACATTTCACTGTATATACTACCTAGATGAAATACTCTTCAATCGTAATAGACACGCTAGAGTTGTGGCACATAAGCAGAAGCTGTTGAACGAGATATTCGAGAAGATAGACATAGCATACAAATACCTGCCTGATATGTTCAAGATGAAGACCAAGAACGAGACAGCACATAAAATATCATTTGAAGAGTCTAACAGTTCTATCTCTATTACCCTTGATTGTCGTGGCGAGACAGTCCAACACTTACACGTTGCGGAGATGGCGTTTATCAAGAACCCTAAGAACTTTAAAGCAGGATCATTTAAGGCAGTGCCCAAGTCTGGCGATATAACCATTGAGACAACAGCCAATGGAGTGGGTAATGACTTCCATAACAGTTGGAAGAACCCGCGGCAGTGGAATAACAATTTCTTTAGTTGGCTAGATCACAAAGACTACATCACACCTTTAGTAGAAGGTGAGGTCATAACCGGCGCACATGATGACTACTTAGATGAAATAGGGGCAACCCCAGAACAGCGTAAATGGTGGTACTTTGAGTTATCAGAGCTAAGTGGTGACTTGGACTTAATGTTACAAGAGAACCCAGCAAGACCAGAAGACGCTTTTATTTCCAGTGGTAGACCAGTAATGCCTAATATTAAGTTTGATACACTCGAACCAGAGCGAGTAGAGATTACCCCTGATAAGATGATAGATAGATTCTTTGAGCCAGTTGATGGCATGGAGATAACCAAAGAGCAAGCGGTTAAGCTAGGCATGGAGATAGACGATGTCTTAGAGTTCCACGTGGAACCTTCTGCTAAAGCACCACTCCGAGTATGGAAGAGGCCGGAAGATGGGAAGATGTACTGTATCGGTGGAGACGTTGCAGAGGGACTAGCTAAGGGTGACTATAGCTGTGGCTATGTGCTTTGTATCGATGATTTCGAGATAGTGGCTAAGTGGCATGGACATACTGCGCCTGATGAGTTTGGCGTAGAGTTAGTCAAGCTAGCACGATGGTACAACAACGCAGAGATAGGGGTAGAGGTTAACAATCATGGTTTAGCTACACTTAACAAGATTAAATCTATTTACGATAACATATACTTTAGAGAGAACTACGATGAGATAGCAGATAATATGACACGTAAGATAGGGTGGCAAACTAACCTAAAGACTAAGCCACTGATGATATCTGAACTACATGAGTCGCTAAGGGATAAGTTATTAAAAGTCCATGACGAAGAGTTGCAAGGCGAAGTGGCTACGTTTGTCTATGATGATAATGGCTCAATGAACGCAACTGAGGGTTGTTATGATGACAGGGTTATAGCTGCGGCAATAGTGATACAGGTGTATAAAAGCATAGCTTAACAATGGGGTATATAGTAGCACATGTAAGGAGCTACTATGGTCTCACAAGAAATAAAGTCAAAGGCATTGCAGTTAGTAGATGAAAGCTTTACTAAGTTTGAGTCACAGAGGACCGACCTAGAGAAAGACTGGGTCAATTACGACAAGGCATGGCGAGTGTTGTATGCTCAAGACGCACAAACCTACGTAGGAGATAGCAAATACGCTACTCCGATTATTCAAGACAACATAGAAGCGATAGTGGCAAGAGGTAGTGAGGCCGTAAAGATAGGCGATAAGTCTGTCGCTGTAACGTCTGAGAACGGTGGGGATCAAGACGACCAAAAGGCCGAGCTATATAAAAAGGTTGCTATTAAACAAGGCTCTCTCCAAAAGGTAGATGAAAAGAAAGAATCATTATGGCGCATCGGGGCTAAATACGGCACAGGGTTTGTTAAACAGGTGTGGCTAGATGAAAAAGAAGATGTCACCACTCGAAAGGTTATAGATGGCATTGAGCTAGATGAAGATGGCGAGCCGTTGCTTAACGCTAATGGACAACCTATACCGAAGAAAGAAGTAATAGAAGAGACTAACGAGGTGTCTAAATATGTCGGACCTAGCTACGAGGTAATCACTGATCTTAGAGACATATACCAAGATAGATTTATTGAACGTATCAAAGACCAGCCTATAGTCATTCATGACTACTTTATTACATGGAAGGATATACAAAAAGGTGTAGACGCTGGTATTTACGACAAAGCAGTAGCAAACGAAATTAAAGACTCCCCATTCAGGGACAAGAACGCTACACAGAGCCAATCAGAAGACGTTGTCTCCATGGTATCAGAGCGTGGCCAAATAGAGGGCATGTTAAAGGAATGGAAAATTAAAGAGGCGTGGGCATTGTTTGATCTGCAAGGCAAAGGTGAAGAAGAGCCGGTCATGATAGCAGTTGTGAATAACAAAGTGCTTGGCTTAATACCGAATCCATTCTGGCATAAAAGGAATCCTTTTGGCGACTGGAAGTATCGAGAGATAGAGGGGGAAGCTTATGGCATGGGCGCTATCCAGCCAGTGTATGACCTGTACTTAGATTATAATGATACAGTCAATCAATACAATGACGCTAAAGCGTTCCTATTAAACCCTGTCCTAACTCGTAGGTCTGGCGTGAAAACAGCTAATAAGAATATAAAGATAGAGCCTGGTGCAATACTGGATGTTAAACAGGATGGCGATATTAAAACATTACCGATGGACCTCCAACATATAATTACAAACATCGGTGTACTTAATGACCTTGAAGCAAGGATTAATAAGGGCATGGGTGTTACTAATCTAATGAACGGCTCTGGCGATGAAAGCGATATAGATGATACATATCGTGGTGCTAAGATGGTCGTTGCTCAGTCTGACAAGAAGTTCAGACGCATAGCTCGTAGGTACGAACAAGACCTATGGCAGTGGTGGCTAGAAAATGGTCTTATCCTTAACGGCCAATTGTTAAGTGAGCTAGGGCCATATTTTAATACAGGGGAGATTCCATTAAATGCTGATGCTTCACAGATAGTCGGGCAGTATAGTTTTAATGTTAAAGGCGTGGAGCAATTCTTCGACCTACAGGACAGACTAGAAAAGACAATGGTATTTGCAGACAGGTCTGTTGGCAAGCCTTGGGTTAACTCCAAGTTATTAGACGAACAGATAGCGGATATGATGGGCATACAAGATATAGACAAGGTAATCATTGACCCACCACCACCTGAGAAGAACCCAGACAAACCAGCTAGTGTAAGTTTAAGCCTTAACCCTAAAGACGGCGTAGGAGTAGCAGCGGTGGCATTACAAGTATTAGAACAGAATGGATACGATATAGACGCCAACATGGCCTTAGATGACGCTGATGTCATAACTAAACGTACTGCTCCAACAGCACTAATTAACTCTGGCTTCATGCCAGACAAGATAGAAGAAGACGTAGGAGAAGGAACAGAGGGCATTGAAAAGAAAGTCGAGGTTACTACAGGCTCTAAGCCAAAAGTAACAAAGACAGTAAGCAAGACTTAACAACTTAGTATATATTAAGAGGTGCATTATGGAAGATGGCGATAGATTAGCATTAGCTAATTTTTTTAAAGAACATAGAGAAGTTTTGCAGTGTCTGCAATCGTACCTTGACATGAAGATAGACCAGATAACAAAAGATACAATCGAGTATATAACTCGTAATGATATGGATACTCTGTTAATTGCTAAGGGCAAGATTGAAGCTTATCAGGAATTAAAAGAGTTAGACGCCGACCTAGAGTCGTAAAACATTCGTCTGAGGACGTAAAAGGAGATTAGTATGTCAGAACAATTAGAAGCGGTTATCGGAGAAGTAAGCAATCTATTCAGTGAAGAAGCCCCCGTAGAAAGCGAGGAAGCAATCGAAGAAGAGGTTACAGAAGAAGTTATTTCAGAAGATGCCGAGGAAGCCGAAGAAGAGGCTCCTGAAGAACCCGGTGAAGAAGACCCACCGCAAAAAGAGTCAAGAGCGCAGAAAAGGATTAGAGAGCTAGTTGCAGACAAGAATGACCTTAAGGCACAGTTATCTGAAATACCCCAGTTAAGAGAGATGGTCCAACAGTTAATGTTGAGCCAGACCAAGCCTGAGGTAGTGCCAGAGGAAATTCCGCACTTTGAAGACCAAGCAGAATATGCGAAGTTCATAGAAGACAGGGCAACAACTAAGGCGCAAGAGATGATAAAAGAACAACTTGAGCCATTACAAAGCCAGCAGAGAAGCAATGCATATACTAATACTATAGAGCGTTGGTTTGTTTCTAATCCAGCAGCACGGGAAGTTCAGAAAGCGATGGATGATTTAAGCGCGAAATTATCTAACGAAGAGCGAGCATTCTACGAGAATCAGATCATTGGAGGCAACACTTCAATACTAGATATATTGAGCCTACAAGCAAATAGCGCTAACTCAGGCTTGCTAACTAAAGCGACTAAGGCAGCAGCAGCCAAGGCGGCTCTCCCTAGTAGCAAGAAAGCAACCAAGTCCGCAGGGACAGGGCGATTGTCTAATAAAGAAGCAGTAGCCACAGCATATAAAAATAAGAAGTTCCAACCAGTATTAGAAAGTATGATGGATGGGATGTTTAATTAAAGGAGTAAATTATGACAGCAGTAGATAATACATATAACAGAATAGGTTTAAGAGAGGATTTAACTGATATCCTAACACTAATCAGTCCAACAGAAACGCCAATGTTCTCAGAATTTGGTAGAGCGACAGCTAAGGCTACCTTGCATGAATGGCAAACAATAGCACTTGCTGATGCAGCAGCTAACGCACAGTTAGAGGGTTTTACAGCATCGTATGCGGCTAGTACACCAACGGTTAGAGTAAATAACTACACTCAAATCCTTGGCAAGACAATCGAAGTATCAAGAACAGCTAACTCTGTTGATAAAGCAGGTCGTAGCTCTGAAATAGGGTTCCAAACTACAAACAAGTTAAAAGAACTTGCTACTGATATCGAGTACGCATTAGTTAACGGTACAGCAAACGCAGGAGCATCAGGAACGCCTAGACAGCTAAAAGGTACACTAGCTTTCACTACAAGTAACATTGTAACAGCAGGTTCAGCAGCATCTGCAGTAACGGCGTTAACAGAAGACCACTATAACGAGTTACTACAGACTATTTTCGAGAATGGCGGTAATCCAAACACTACTTACGTTGCAGGATATAACAAACGTAAGATAAGTGCTTTTACATCTCCAGGAAACAGAAACGTTTCTACAGATGATAAGCGATTGGTTGCTAATATCGATGTCTATGAGTCTGATTTCGGACTACAGGAGATTATTTTAGATAGATATATGCCTAAAGCATCACTATTGGCTATTGATAAGACCTTGTGGAGAGTGGCTATGCTAGACGCTCCTAAGGTTGAGAAGATGGCTAAGGTCGGTGACGCACAGCGAGCAATGATAGTTGGTGAACTTACTCTTGAGGCTCTTAACGAGCAGTCAGGTGGTAAAATAACCAATCTTACTACTTCCGGGTAGTAGGTATATTGGGGATATGGGCGCACCTCCCGTATCCCCTTCATTCCTTGAGGTGCATGAAAGGTGCAACATGACAGTAGAATTTATAAACAATCCCAAAGACCCCGATGCTATATATTGGCGCAAGCAGAAACTCGTATTAGACCCAGCCTACGTGAATAAAGTAGCGTCTATGATGCGTAACTTTAAAAACGATAGGACAGCTAATAAAGGTTGGTCCAAAAACAGAGACCTTAAATGGTTTGGCTCTATACCTGCCGAGGTGTGGTATGATAAGATACAAGAAAGTGACGACCAAAGGTACTGGCAAAGAGACAAGTACAAGAACACTAAGAAATGGCTCAATGAGAACCCCTGGTTTAGATCAGAAGACCACATAGTAAGGTAGGTGCAGAATGAACATATTAGTAATGTCTCAAGGCCTAGGTGGTGCGATACCCTGGTATAGACTGACACAATCACTTAGATATTTAGAGAAGCAAGGACTTGTAACACCTATTTTCATGGACTCACGAAAAGACCCAGTACATATAACCCAACGCATAAAAGATGCGGATGTAATAGTCATGCAGTGTCGTACAGACTGGAAAGCATTAGCGTACATACAGGTGGTTAATAAGAACTTCCCTGAAAAGCTAGTGGTGACTGAGTACGATGATAATATATTCGATATCCATCCTTGGAACGATAAATACAAAACACTAGGGCAAAAGGAAGTATCACTCACTATCGATAAGAAAGATGGCGTGTTATATGACAAGTACCTAAAACTAGCCAAAGAGAAGGGCATGGATCCCGTAGAGCATAAAGATAAGCTTGTCTCTTACTTATGGAAAGACGGCATCAACGGATTTAATAAAGACGAGAACATAGACAGAATGAACGCCTGTGCTATGACAATAGAGGCCAGTGATTTACTAACAATAACAACAAAGAGCTTAGGTGAGTATATGAAGAATTACTCAAGCAGAGTAGGGCCAATAGCCGTGCTTCCTAACCTGATAGACTTTAACTACTGGCTCCCTCAAAAAGATAACGATACAGGCAAACTAAGGATAGCATGGCAAGGTGGATCATCTCACTATAGAGACTGGCGCATGTGTGAAGACGCACTCGTAGAACTACAAGAGCATGTGGATTTCACGCTAGTGGTAGCCGGACAGAAGTTTGATGGAAAGCTAAAGCAAATTAAGGATATAGAGTTTATCCCTTGGCATGGCGATATAAGGACGTACCCTTTAATGATGCGTAATTTAAAAGCAGATATAGGCATAATCCCACTAGAAGACAATAAGTTTAACCGTGGCAAGTCCGCATTGAAGTGGCTTGAATACTCAGCATTAAAGATACCAGCGATAGCCAGTGATGAGACACCGTACAAACAGGTTGTTAAGCAGGGCAAAACAGGATTGCTTGTAAGGAACACAAAAGAAGAGTGGCTTAACGCTTTCTTAAAGCTGGCCAACGATAAGAAACTACGTGACAGTATCGCTGATAAGGCACATAAAAGAGTCAAGGCCAAGTGGTCGCTAGCGGACAATGCAATGGACTGGTACGAAGCATATAAGCAGTGTCTAGATGCCAAGCGACTGGATAACACCAAGAAAGAACTAGCATTATAACGACTTAACAATTGGGTATATTGTAAGGAGTACAATATGTCTGGAATGTTAGGCGGAGTAAGGATAAACGACCAAGAGGCTTTGGACGGCATGATAATGTCATCTATAAGGGGCAAGAATCCGCGCCCTGTGGTCATGGATACAAGTGAAGAGTTACTATTAGCCATTCTCAATAAATTAGATTCGTTAGAAACAATCGGCATGATAGGGTTGCAATAATGGGTATAGGATATAGATCATGTGCCGATAATTCAATATGCCATGACCTGCAAAAGGTAAGGCTAATGACATCAGATGAGTTGGATATTGGTGTAAATAATCCATTATGTACTAATGGCGATTCAGTGTATGTTAAGGATATTAATTCAAGTTTATCCACGATAGGAACGTTCACTGGTGACATAGAATCATTGTTTAATGATTATACAGACGAAATATCAGACACTTCTGCAACTAACCCTAAAACATATACTATTCATTTCAGTCGCCCAATTGCTAGCGATAGGATTGGTTTAGGAAGCTTAACGGGCGATTTTAGCAATGTTAAGATCATGTTGAAGGATTTATCTGGCACAGTTAGGGTGACAGTAGATAATTCTGGCGATAACACAAAGTACACAAGTAATGTTTATGCGTTTGCGCCGAATGTGTTTATTGAAATGGTTGTTGAATTTCATACAGCGGACGCTGTGAAGATAAGTGGCATGTATGTTCCAAAAAGCATAACGACTACATCACAGATACAAGCATTAAAGCCTGACGGTACGTTAACAACAGTAAACGCTACAGCCGGCGGTAACTTTAAGGTTTCATTAGAAGAGTTTGATGATGCTTTTAAAGAGTCTCCTTTGCCAGTAAGAGAAGAAAACTCTCATGCTTTTATAAATAGGCACCTATTCCAAAGGCAAGGAACATTTTTAACCGCCAACGCTGCAATGTCAGCAGGCGACAGAACAATAACAACAAACAGCACTACTGGCTTTAGTGAAGGTGATTCTATATTTATTCACGAGGGCACTAAAGAAGAATGCGACATTTTCCAAATAACATCCCTTGTAGTTGACACAAGCATAACGGTTACGCGGCCGATATGTAATGATTATACTGTTGCATCAACTATAGAGCTAGTGGAAGATAACATGGCGGTAGATGGATCGGCAACGACTCAAGTATATACAATTAAGCCACCAATAGATCAAGTTTGGGATATTCAAAGATGTATTGTTTTTATGAAAACAGACAAGCAACCAGACATGGATTATTTTGGTGATGTGCCAGGAGGATTAGCTAACGGGGTTGTGTTTAGGTTTAACCCCGGTGACGACACTGTGTTCAAAACTCTTGCACAATGGAGAGATAATGGAGACATGGCTCAAGACATGTACGATGTTGCGTTTGACGACTCTGCTGGCCCTGCTGGCTTTTTTGGCGTTCGTGGTAGATGGTCTTTTAACAAGTTTGGTTACTCGCCTGAACTTGATGGGTCAGTTGGCGATTCTTTAGATATTCTCATTCAAGACGATTTAACGGTATCTGTCGCAGGTTCAGGGATCGCGGAGCTGGAAATAAAAGTACAGGGTCATGTAGACCCATAGGGAGATAAAGATGGCATTTTTTGATATGTACTATGACTTGGCAGACCAACTAAACGACACTGCTGATGATAACTTAATAAGGACAAAGAAGTGGGTTAACTGGACACTCAGGGATTTGGTTAATATGTTTAACTTCCCTGAACTACAGCAAACAGTAACAACTACTGCCGATGCCTATAACTTTAACCGCATATTGCCTATTAAAACAGCATCAACAATAACCTTTGTGAGCAATGATTCATCTGACACCGCCGTTACAGCTACGGTATATGGATATAACCTAAGCGCCAAGACGCGCACGCTACAAAGCGAGAATGTAGCCTTAAACGGTACAGCGACAGCGTCAACAACTAGTAACTTTGCATTTATAGATAGAATTGAGCTAGCAGAGACGCTTGGAGACGTAACGGTTAGTAATGGCACTGGTGTAATCTCTACGATACTTGCAGGAGAGACAGTTGTGGGTAATGACTTTAAGAACATAATAAAAATAGATCAGAACGCAGATGTTAAGCCGATATCCACAGAGGATAGATTGTTACAGTTCCCTGGCGACACTAACTTTGCCGGTAAGTATTACACACAGACAGGCAAAACAGTTCAGTTCTATAACGCAACAGGCGCGAAGACTATTGTATATCAGAGGAAACACCCTTGGATGATTAATGACTATGAAGAGGTAGCTTTATTTATTGAAGAGAGCGATATAGTAGATGCGGCATGGATGGGCTGGGGACTAAGGTTTGAAGATGAGCAAGGTGCAGATAATTGGAAAGCTTTATATAAGAGAAAGTTAGAGGAAATAATCGGCAATTACAACACACCAAGCGACCAAGTAAATAAGGTTGTACAGTCTAGGAGGAATTAATGCCTGCTACTTTAATCAAAGATACATGGTTTCCTATAAGGGGATTTGATGATACTAGCCCACCTCATGACGTGTCTATGGACATGGCTAGCAATATACTCAATATCCAACGAACGGAAAAAGGCGTTGAGAAAAGAGATGGTTACGATAAAGTCAACGAGACCATCTTGACAGCGACGGCTACGGTATTACACCAAGACACACTCAATCTATCGAACGGCACGAGTTTTGAGATATTCAATACAAGTGACGGAAAGATAAGAACACAGGCCGATGTATCAGCATCTATACTAGAGGGTTTTGCTACAGGACAACCTGTCTATACAGAGCAGTTATTAGATACAATGATATTCGCACAAGGCGCAACGGCAATGCGTACCTATGACGGCACAAGCTCAGGCACAATAACCGCTTCCCCTCACGGCAAGTATATAACCGAACATTTAGAACAACTATGGACTGCAGGTATCGATGGACAACTATCATTAATTAGCGCATCTGCTGTAGGTGATATACACACATGGTCAGGAGCAGGGACGGCTGATATTAACGTAGCACAGAATGACGGCACAAAAGTAACGGGCCTAGCAGAGTTTAAAAACGATTTGATTATATTTAAAGAGAAGTCTATTTACAAACTTATAGGCTTTGACGCAGCAAGCTTTCAGGTCGTTAACGTGGCCAAGAACATAGGCTGTGTAGAGCATAGGACAATAAGGAACGTAGGAAGTGGCCTAGTGTTTGCCTTTGAAGATGGCGTTTACTTTTATGACGGATCGCAGGTGGCGAAAGTGTCTGGATTCCAACAGATGATATGGAATACCTTTAATAAGACACGGTATGGGTTTTGGGATTCAGTCGTACAGACAGACAGAAAGGAGTATATCCTAACCGTCCCTGTGGGTTCCGCTACAGAGAACACAATACAGTTGGTTTATTATTACGACCAGCTATGGAAAGACGAGCAGAATAGAATACACATGCCGTCTTACGAATGGTCTGGTATAAACATGGCAAGTGTTCACGTAAGTAAAATAGGTTCGACAAACGTAGATATTTTATATGTCGGTGACTATACAGGCTTCATTAAGAAAAGAACTGCGTCTAAATCAGATGACGGTGCATTAATGACGACATATATAGACTCACCACAGCGTAGCGCAAGGAGCATATCTTCTACCAAGAACCAGCGCAGAATGTATGTGCCTGTGGAGAACAATGTGGGTGATTTAGACGTTTATTACAGTATAAATGACGATGATACTAGCTGGATTCTAGCAGAATCAATGAGCGGTCAAGGTGGCTCTACGGGGGACGGTATCGGAGAGACGTTTCAAATAGGAGTGTCACAGATAGGCGTTGCCGGTTCTAACTCAACAGTACAGCGTGTTAATTTTAATGGGGCACAAGGTCGCAGAATAAAGACAAGGTTAAGACAAGACTCTGCTATAAGGACATGGGAGATTAACGGACCTATAGAGATATACGATAAATTCAGAGGTCATAAACATGGCTAAAGCAAGGCTATTTAATAGCGGAGGGTCTACCGACAGAGAGTTTGATAATGTATATCAAGAGATAAGCTCTATTTCTGGGGCTGCTGGCGATATGACAAAGGCAGTATACGACCCTGGCTCGGTTACCGCAGATGCTTTTGATATGGCAAATATGAACGGGCAAACACACAGAACTTTTTATACAGACGGTTCAGGAGATACACAGGAACTATCACATGGCACATCTGGAAAGGTATTAAAGAGCAACGGAACAACATCTGCACCAAGTTGGGAAGATGAAAGCGGTGGTGGCGGAGTAACCGTTACAACAGGGTCAGGCGCACCAGCGTCAACGCCTGGGGCAATAGGTGATGTTTATATAGACACAACAAACGACCTGGAATATAGGGCATACGGCACGTCCAGCAGCGGAGACTGGGAGCCACAGTCAGGGAATGATTCAGAAGGGGCATATAATTTTGCATCGATAAATGGAACCCTTACAAAAGTATATACTAAATATTTCACAGGAACTACAGATAACGATAACTTGACAGAAGTAGCGCACGGCATAGCGGATTTTAATAAAATCTTATCTTGCAGTTCGGTAGTTGCGGCTAACGCCAACACTTACCTTATAAATGGTGAATATACAGCATTAGGAGCCACCTTTGATTTTGGCATTAGAATTAATGCAACCAATATAAATATCCAAGATGTTGGCACAGAAATGCGGAATGAAAATTATAGGCTCAAGATAGATTATTATTTATAGATAAGCAACGCTTAACATTTAGGTATATATTAAGGAGACAGGCATGGGAACAATAGCAAGAGACGAACTTAACACGGGCGACATACCTACGGCGGC